GGGCTCTGGAAACGCCTGTCTTGCTCTCTACGAGGCCATCTAGGTATGTCAGCGCGCCAAGTGTCTGCCCGGCAGTAAATGGAACAGACAACTCTTGGACTGAGCCGGGCTGGCGCATACGCACGATTGCGCCAATCTCGTTGTTTAGAACGTCGTCAATGTTGACTGCGCCTTCAACGATGCCAAGACGAGGGTTGTTTGTCATCGCCACGTTATCAAGGATAGAGCGCAGCACAGATGTGGCGGCGTCTTGGTCATCCATAACAATCTCGGCCAGTGAACGACCGTAAAATGTGTGTGGCTCTGGGTCGATTTCAAACTTGGCAAACGGCAACTCATCGCATGGCTCAACGTCCAGCAACTCATAGGCAGTGCCACCGCATGTGAGCTTGTGCAGAATTGGCACGCCAGTTCCATCAGCATCAATGCGCATGTACGCTTCCGTCACAGTGACGTTGCGCATCGCCGGGTCTTGCTCATCATCGTCAGAGGTATCCATGTCATAGCCACGGCGCTCATACACCTCTGCCTCTGTCATTTCTGACCCGCTCTCCAAGCTATCCAGCTTGAGAACAACGTCAGGATCGTAACCCATCGCAATTAAATCGCCAGCGCGCATGTCTGTGCGGTGCGCAACTATATACGCATCGTCAAAGCTGCGTGCGTCACGGTTGATGAAAAACTCTTCCGGCGGGACGCTTTCAATGCACAGCTCACCCATTTCTTTCTGGCGGCTTAGCTTTACGCTATGGACGGGCAGCTCAATCTCCATGCCCATCTGATCCATTGAGATTACCATCTCAACGCTATGCTCAAGCACAGTTACGTTGTCATCGTCCACCAGATATGTGTACTCATCGTCAGATAGGTCGGTGAATGTGAAAATCTCGGCCTCTGGATATGTCATCCAGTATGCCTTCACGATACCCTGCTTTTTGACCAAAGCATCTTGGAAGGCGTCATTGATGACACGGTATCCGTTCAGCCGAGTAAACTCGTGGTGCATAAACTCAGTGGCCTGCTCGGCCATCGCCACGTCCTCTGGGCCACGCGGCACAAATTCAACGGGCTTGGCTGTGCTGAGGAATATGCGCATTAGGCTTGGCTTCACGGAACGTACAGTATCCCGTACTTTTGTGGCTACAACCTTGCTGCGTCCATCCTCATAGCCAAGATCAACCTCGCCGTCGTAGTAGCGCTGAGCCTTGATCCGGTCATCGCTGATCTCACTCTCAATGAAGTCCACTGCACTTGAGATTGCGTCCTGAACAATGGCCTCAATTTCGCTGCGTGATTTTGGTTTAAGTTCCATGTGCCGTGTCCTTTATTAGAGTGCGCCGAAGCGAAAGCCAGTTGTGCGCTCAATTTGCTCACGCACAGGGTCTCGAACCGGCTCGCTTGTCGAGGCTGCCCCGCCAACACCGGGAGAAATCGTGCTAGGCTGCGGGGTAGCACCACCACGCATGGCGCTCACCGCCCTTGCGCCGCCGTAAGCCTCACGGACCATTTTGCCGCCGACAACTCTTGACGCGAACTGCGCAAGGTTTGTCGAACCCAAAGCCGCCGCAATCCTCTGTATCAAGCCAGATGCGGCAGCGGCAGAGTTTGACGCATTAACTGCACCCCCAGTAGCCCTCGCAGACACACTGGCAAATTGCCCAATCAAGTCACGCTCTTCCTTTGTAAACAGTGCCTTCATCGCCTCTGGGTTTTTTGCCGTCATGTCTTTCCATGATTTCAAAAAGTTTACGCCAGAAAACATATCTTGACCAGCGCGTGATGCGACAGATTTATCAGTTAAGTTGATAAAAGCCTCCTGCCGAATTTGGTTCCATTCATCCGCAGGGAGAAACTTTTTTAGCTTCAAAAGGTCTCGTGATACATTTCCCGGCTTGAGTAATTTTGCATTTGACGCGCCAAGTATATAGTTGGCCACTGCCTCTGGAGGTTGCTTTAGAACTAAGTCGCCATCGCGCGTCACCGTTTCCGTCAATGCGTTAAGTATTCCGCCTTTGCTTGACCAAGTTGATTTAAAATCAGCGTAGTTTTTTATTGCGTTAGACCATGCCGCAATGGCTGTGTCATCACCCTCAATGAGCGACTTTTGTACTAGGTCAGCTAAGGAATCATCCAACGCCCTTCTTGCCGCTGTCGCCGCCGCCTGCTCTGGCGTTCCTTGTGCGCCTGCGTTGGATAATTGCTGGCGCTTTTGGAAAAGCATTTTGATGTCGCCACCTTGCGCCAAGATATCATCAATCTCATCCATAATGCTTGTAGTGACTGGGCGAGATGCTGGCGTGAAGTCTCGAATAGATGCTCTCATTGTGTCAGCAAGCGCGCCAGCCGTGTCTTCAGCCATAGAGGCTGGACCAGTAGCTCGCGCAACATCATATAATCTATTTGCCTCAGCCTGCGCGGCCTGCCTCTGCGCAGACAATGCTTCCTGTGCGGCTGCGCCACCTGTGCCGCGCTGAATCAATGGCCCCTGACCAGCTATCTTCTGCTGAATTTCTGGTAAGTTTTGCTGAAGTGCCTCAAGGGTTCTCTTTTCCGCAGAAGTCATCATTGCTTCTGCAACTTGACCATATGCGCCTTTGCGAGCCATATCTTCAAATAATTGCTGACCAGTCGAACCAGTGGTTGCGCCCCTAGTTAAAGGCACAGGCACAGGCAACGTCTCAGCCGCCGACAAGCGGGCCGCTTCAGTCGGATCAACCCCGCGCGCAACTTGCTGCTGCATTGCGGCGGCCATCTCAGCTGTGGCTTGATCGGCATTAATCCCAGCGGCTTCCATTTGCTGCCTTATTTCTGGCCTCAGCTGGCCATTGGGCAGCATGACCGACTCAGGAGTTCGCTTAAATAAATCCGCAACCCGCGATAAAATTTGACCAGCTTTTAAGCCAGCAGCGCCGCCAAGTGCGCCCAAAGGAACGTCGCTAAACTTAAAATCAGCGCCAGATAGCTTTGAGCTTGCAGCCTCAATTAAGCCAGCTTCAGTCGCGCCAAGTGTTGTTGCCCCAAGATAGCCAGACATAGGCAGACCAGCCATCTTCATAACCTTACCAAGGCCAGTGGCAGACGCTACAACGCCAGCGCCCTGCATCAAGTCCGTCATATCCAACCCATATGGATTGGGATAAAAGCGATTTACCTGCTCTGTCTTTTCGCCATCTCTGTAAATTGGCGTCGTGACAACCAAGTTTCCGTATTGATCTTTGTCAAAGGTTGAACCCGGCAAGATTTCTGAAATGCCGGACTTTAGCCGCTCATCAGTGGCCGTTGTGGCAAGTAGCGCAGTCATCTTTGCGGCTTTATCTTTTGGCAAACCTAAGTTCGCTTGAAAAGCCAGCGGGATGTTTTCCTCACGCTGGCCGCCTTTTGCCCAGTCAATTGCGCTCTGCATCGCGCCTTTTTCGGGTTCAATGGGGTTGTCCATCAGGTATTGACGGACCACTGCCTCTTGCTCCGCCGCGCTCATGGTGTCGGGTATGTCCCGCAATATTGTCCCGTCGGGAAGCGTTACATCAACCATTATTCAAAGCCTCCAGCGCCGTTGTTTAGCGACGGGTTCCATCTCCTCTCGCGCGCGCCGCTTGGGGCCGATGACCCTTCGCCAGCTGCGGAGTATTGGTCTAAAATTAATTGAACTTGGGCTGGTATTCTTGACTGGGAGTCAAGAGAGGCAAGTTGCTCGTTGGCTTGATCTAAGTTTATTTTATTGGTCTCGTAAGCTCTAATAACAGCGGCCCTGTCCATGTTGTACTTAGCTTTTTCTTGCATCACTGCAATGATCGCTTGATTTGCCTCTGGGGTGTTTCTCAAGCTGCCGAGCGAGTTGAGCATTGCGTTAAACTCAAGGTCAGATGTTGCACCAGAGCCTTCAACGCGAAGCGTCGGGGCAACTCGTTTCACGATTGACTGACGCAATGAGGCCACATCGTTAAACTCTGGGAACATTTCAGTCAACCTGCCAGTAAGTGGGCCTGACGGAGCAAGAGGTGCAAGCTGCTGCAAAATATTCAAGTCAGTCAGAGAAGAGGCTGACGCTGAACCTGCATCAAGCATCTTAGAAAAACCCTCGCCTTTTTTCTGCATGAGTTTTTTGCGCAGCTCTTCCTCGGCATCAACTTGGCCGGGCGGGATGATCTGCGTAGCGCCAGCCTTTTGAAGCGCAGTTTTGTATTCAAGAAATGTTCCCTTAAATCCTTGGGCAACAGCTTGCTGGTATTCCTTAATCCCAGCAGTCCTGTCATCCTTCGGCGTAGCCAACAACTGACTAGCCGCATCAGTGCCAGAAATCATCCCACGCTTAAGCATATCAGCCAGATCATCTCGACCTCTGGCTCGCAACATCTCAATGGTTTTATTCTTGTTGCCCGCCGCAACCCTAGCCGCACCAGACTTCCGAATAGCCTCACCACCGCCGCGCAGCTCTGGCAGGATCAAGGGATCAAGCGCAGCCGCAAAGGTCTGGAACCCTGTCAGCCCAGTATCAGGGTCAACAGCCGTTGCCGCATCTTTCAGCGTTGACAGAAGCCCACGCATCCCACCCTGCTGTGGCGCTGGTTGCCGCATGTTGGGTGCATTGTAAGTTTGCTCGCCGCCCATCATATATGGAGGCTTATTAGAAATGGCCATGTCTTGACCCCCTTGATTGCTTGTAAGTAAACCGCCGCCGGGCTTGGTCGCGGGCAGTGATGTTATGTCGCCAATGTCAACGCCAGTGAAGTCGGCCAAATCCTGCAAACGAGAACCACGCCACTGGGCAACGCCGTATGTGCCTTGACCGCCGGCAAGAGTGTTGCGAGCGTCTGGGTTCATATCCTCATAGCTCTCAGCCATCAGGCGGCCAGTGATGCCAGCGGCTTGCTGCGGAGTTAATCCCTTCTGCGTCAAGTATCCGTAGGCGAACTTGGCGTTTGGCGATATTAAAGCTTCGTTGGATGTGCCATCGGCCATTGCTGCGTAAACGCTGCTTGCGTAGTTGCGAGCCTTTTCGTCGCCAGCGCCACCAGAGCGCTCATAGTATTTATCCCACAAAGTTGCGTAATCTTCCGGCGTTGAAGCGTCGGCTGTAAGGAACTTGCCAAAGCCAGACTTTTCCTTTCCCTGCACTTCATTCCAGAGAAAGTCCATTTGCTTTGATAGTGGGATAAAACCTTGTGGCATTACTTATACCCCAGCGCCTTACGTTTGGCATCCATGTACGGGCGAATGACAAGTTTAAGCGCTGGCACTTTTGCCACAATTTTTGCCACTCTTTCGCCATATTTGCTGTAAGCGTTGTAAAACCAGTTTGGCGAATAACCGATAACCCACTCGCGGAACTGAAGCCATTTTGGATCATCCTCGCCGTAAACCTCGCGGGCCACCCAGCAAATTATTCCAGCCTTAGCCAAACTCGGAACCATCCCTGCGCCGAGCTGCAAGTATC